ACAGCGTCCGGACTTTGCCATCATCGCTCCCACGTTTCACGATCGTATGGAAATTCCTGCCACAGCGGCACCTTATGTGGCTCCCAAGGATGAAAACAAAGGTTGGAATAGTGACCTACAACAGCATTTACAAAATCTAGACATTAAGAATGGGTATCAGCCCGAACTGGTCATAGACAACGTAAACTACAACAACAAACCCTATACAATGATTTGCGAGACTATCTTTAGTCTGGCAGAGAACTATCCCCATCCTTATCGTAGTCGCAGATTAGACAAGGACACCACCAATGCTGTTAAACAATACGTTAACTTTTTATACGACAGCAACTGGAAAAAGCAGATGGACACTTGGATTATGCGTGATGGCATAGTACAATTATATTTGGCAGGCATCCGGTTTATTGTATTGCCCGACAATCTGTGGACAGCGCAAACAGTAAGAGCTATTATTCCCAGTATTGTGCCTGATCGCTATTTGATTCAGCGCAATGAAGACCTGCCCTGTCACGCCACATTCTTACACAAGTTCGTGGGCGAAGATCCTGGCTATCACGGCAGTCCCGAGAGCCAAACTTATTTGGCCGACATCTACCACAAGATCATCACGGAATGGCAAGACTAAAAGCATTGTGTGTGGTGGCACATCCTGATGACTGTGTTATTTTTGCACGACCTTTTATGGACGCATATCCCGAGTTCAAGTGGCACATACTGTACCTGACCTATTGCCACTTTGAGCCCAGGGGTCGAGAAATGGCTGACTATTGGCGCAGACGAGATGTGACAACTATTCATTTGGGTTATGTTGATACCTATTTGGATATGGAAAATAATCTACTGAGTTTTAACAGTGAACAGGCTGCCAGAGAAATAGTCAACATAGGCCAGGACTACGATCTAATCTTAACACACAATGCCGACGGTGACTATGGGCACATACACCATCAGTTTGTCAGTCGTAGTGCTAGTCTGATCGAACAACCAAAAGTTTACTTTGCCAATCACCTACAGTCCAACTTAGAATGCAGGGCCATCACAGCCATTGCTTTGGACGAACTGCCACTGCACAGAGAAATAATCCAGCAATTTAATGAATTGGACACAGGCCGTTACTTGGCCACAGAAACTGCACAGGAGTTATTAAATGGGACAATTGAAACCCGGCGCAACTTACATCTATGAAAGCCCAGACGGGGGTGAAACCGTATATGCCAGAGAATCAGGCGCACCTATATCGGATCGAATATTAATAGGCCAAAGTTATAAAGCCTTGTCCTTGCAAGATCAACTGAAGCAAGATCAACTTTGGGGACAAATTCGACGGCTGGCGAAAACCAATACTGCTTTACAAGCAGAGCTGGATCGTGTTATAATGTTTTATTACCTGTGTAAAGACCAAGAAAACAACACTGCATATCATCCCGTATAATGGACAAACTATCAATCAACAATGAAATGGCGCAGTTGGATCGTAAGAACCGAGCGTTCTACGACGAGCTAACTGACGAAGAAAAGAAAAAGTTCAGCACTTACTTGATGCTGAAATATGCGGCCAGTGTGGACGGCAATCGCGATCTACAAGAGTGGTACTTGCGGGCCGCCAATGAACGTATCAATCAATACTTCTTTGATCTAGGCCGCCACCCCAAACTACAATGGTTATTGTGTACCAGCGTGAGTCCTGGTATGGGCACACAGCGACACTACTGGCAGGCCAGCAAAAAGAAAGAAGGCAGCAGTGCCAAAGTCTCCAAGTTTATTCTTCGACTGTATCCACATTTAAAATCTGATGAAGTAGAACTAATGGCCAGCCTCAATGACGTTAAATCATTACGGGCTCACGCCAAACTACTGGGTATGAGTGATGCAGACATTAAAAAGGAATTGGGTTGAAGTATCAACATCTTGTGGTCAACGGATGCAGTTATATGGATGTGTATGCTGGCGGTGGTGGTCATATAGATCTGGCTCGTCGGTTGGGTATAAAAAATGTCACAGATTTATCCATAGGCGGCAGCGCCAATGGTCGTATACTAAGAACTACACTCAAACACAGTTATACCCTAACCGAACCTGCACTATATGTGTTGGGTATGACTTTTATTAGTCGCGGCGAAATACCTATTCTAAAATACGATACCGATCAAGACCCCCACACCAGCTTTGAGGGCCGTTGGACCAATCCCCAAAATCAAATGATGCAGGACAAATGGGAACATTTTTGGACTGAAAAAGATTCGCGTGAATGGGTCAGCACCCAACAGAAAGTTGAAGTCTATAGTCTATTAGATAGAACTGAAGATTTGATGTATAGAATGTTGGCCGCCATCACAGACTTGACCAGCAGGGGACACGAAGTTATAATGTTCCAGCAGGCCGACGATGATTACTTGAGGGATGATCCAAAACTAATCGACAGCCCGAGATTGTCTTTGTTTGCCAGTAATAAAAATATTGTACAAGGATTTCAGTGGTTGGCCATTAAATGGCAACATCAGCAAGGAGTACCCGCTGTGACATATGAAAAAAATTCAATGCGAAATTCTATACTGTCATCGGCCGCCCCCGACTATACTCCCGATGATGTCAAACACAGACAACCCGGCCAACACCATAAGCTGAATCAATTTCTAGTAGATTATATCAACAATGAATTACACCTGTCGGTACTGTAATAAAAGCTATGTCAAAGAAAGTACTTTGGCCGCGCATTTGTGCGAGCAGAGACGCAGACATCAGCAACAAAATGAAACTGGTGTGCAGTTGGGCTTTAGATCATACTTACGATTTTATGAAATTACACAAGGTAGTGCAAAACTAAAAACCTATGATGACTTTGTGGCCAGTCCTTATTATCTTGCTTTTGTCAAGTACGGTAGATACCTTGTGTCTATTCGGGCTGTGAATGTCAATAGTTTTACTGATTGGCTACTGAAGAATAACAAAAAATTAGACTACTGGTGTAAAGACAGTCTATACGAAGAGTGGTTAAAAGAATATGTACGCAAAGAAAGTGTACAAGATGCGCTGGAACGAGCCCTAAAGGAAATGCAGGAATATGCGGACACTAATACAGACCTTGATGATGCCTTTAACAATTACTTTAAGCGTGGTAATGCTAATCGCATTTGTCATCATATTAATGGTGGCAGGCTCACTGCTTGGATTGTTTATAACTGTGCTAGCGGCGTTGAGTTTCTCGATTCCCTGGATGAAGGCCAAATTAAACTGATTATGCCCTGGATTGATCCTGACTTTTGGCAAAAGAAGTTTCGGGACTATGTGGCAGACACAGAATGGGTCAAAGATGTTTTATCCCGGGCAGGTTTATGAAAACTATAGTCATACCTTGGATCAATGATGAAAGACCCGGGGCCAAGGCACAACGTGCCTTGGAAATGAATCTATGGTGTCGGAAACAGGGTTTGAAAAGTAATACGGACTATGACTGGTATTACGAACCTGCATTCAAGTGTACCAAGTTTAGATTCTATGGCAACAGTGAAAGTGTGGCAACAATGTTTGCATTAAGGTGGTTGGGCGATGAAGTTCAAAAGTGATATTGACATAGATTTTGCCGACAGAGAACAGATCTTGAGTCTGCTTAGACACACGCCCGCTACCATTATGCGGGACGATCGAATAGCCAAGCACAATACAGGTGTGTACTTTACAGACATTCCTGTGGATCCTTTTACAGGACAAGCGTCGCTGGATTATGGCTCGGCGGAAGATACGGGTTATTTCAAGTTAGACTTTTTAAATGTCAATCTTTATGGTCGTGTTAAAAGCGAACAACATTTAACAGAGTTAATGACTCAGGAACCTGATTGGGCTCAACTGTACAATAAAGAATTCTGTGAGCAGTTAATTCACATAGGTAATCATTATGACACACTGATTAAAATGCCCGAAGCTGTCAACAGTATACCGCGTATGGCTATGTTTTTAAGTGTGATCCGTCCTGCAAAACGACATTTAATTGGTTTGAGTTGGGCGGAGGTTGCCCGGACTGTTTGGGATCGACCCGAGGATGACAGTTATTATTTTAAGAAGAGTCATAGTCTTGCCTACTCACATCTCGTTGTGGTCAATATGAATCTAAACAACCCTACGAACTAGGGTAATTGATCTACGCTTACTGCGTTTTTGGGCCGATTCTTTCAAGCTGATGGCTGGCCCGTATTTTAATTCTACATCTTTACTATTAAACGTTTTTAATGTGGGCCTAAACTGGGCCCAGTCCGTCTTGAGAAAGATATTAATGGGAACCATCCTATTACTTTCCCACCACCAAGTTTCCCCCAAATCCAAATACAACAGTTTTTGCACTTCTGTTTTTAGTACAGCATAGTCGTAAATACTGGTAATGACGTCATCAATATTTTGTATGATGCCGATATATTCGTTCCCGCCATAGGTAAGATAGCTGAGAAAAGGATACTGATCTAATAGAGTTTGGTAATTTACTTCCACTTGATATTTATGGTTCGAAATTGTTCAAGAAACGGAATTGGTATTTGCGCTAAATATACAAATGCAGCAGATTAACAGTTACATCTACGACAATACGATCCTGGTACAAGTGGCTACGGATCCAAATATAGAACAAAGGAATAGGGTTGTGTATACAAGAACCATCAATGTTTACCAAGGGGTTGACAATCTAATTAAAGTAAAAGTGCAGAATCAGGATCAAAAGCCTTATAATATTGGCAGTACAACACTAGTTTTTAGTGTAATCGACGACTATGTGACTGCAAATGCCAACGTAATTTTTCAATCCAACGTGACAGTTAGCAATGCCAATGCTGGTGTAGGAACAGTAACAATACCTCGCGACAATGTTAATGCCTTTACTAGAGATCAATACACTTACTCAATTTACTACACATACGGAAATCTGCAATACCCTGCTTATGTGGATGCCAATTGGGGAGCCCAGGGACAAATGTCGGTGGTGGGAGCTGCATACCCACAATTCACGGGCAACGCCATTACTACACTTAATGTTGAAGATTTGGGCACACTATAATGACAATAAGCACCCAGCGTTTGAGATTTTTAAGAGGTAACACAGCGGCCAGCGGTGCCTTTACAGGCCTGCAGGGCGAATTAATTGTTGACACTGATCTGAGAACTATTCGGGTTCAAGACGGGACTACTCCGGGCGGTGTATTGTTGGTCACCACCGCACAACTGGCCAACGTGGCCAGTACAGG